ACTACCAGTAGTCCTTTGCCCCGATAAGTTTGACAACTTATGCCTCGGGGACGTCCACTTTCTTCGGAAAGGTTTGCCCGCTGTCCTGCAGCAGGGTCACTTTGCGAAGCCTTGAACAAAGCAGTCTCGATCGTCTGCCTGGAGTTTAGACTCCCGGGCGATCGACCCCCATCGCAGGGGCGTGACTGTTTTGCCATTAGGGCGTGGTGGGATGGAGAGAAGGCATCCATTTTGTCTCTCGTGGGGGGAGGGGAGCGCCGGCGGTACCGTGCCGCCGCCGTGTTGAAGAGCTGTTCGCGGCTATTCGACACCCCTTGTCCGCGCTGCGACAAGAAGGGTGCCAACCGGGCCCGAGAGGAGTGGTACCAGGTCACAGGTACAGACCGCTCTGAGGGCATAGACCAGCGAACCAGTTGGTCGAAGGACCCAATCGATACGTTGAAACGAGTTATACGGGAACTCGTAGGGGTCGATTGGGCCCGCGGTATTAGAAGAGGCGAGGCGATTCCCGATCAACAGGGATGCCTCGAAAATCGGAGTATGACCGGCGGAACATTCGGGGTTGGGTTTGGTGAGGACGATAGTCCCGCCAACCATGTTCGCGTCGGCGTGGCCAAGACAAAGGGTAAACTCCGGACTGTTACCATGCAGTCCGCGCGTGTCAAGCGAGTTTTAACCCCAGTTCACGATGCACTCTATACGTATCTGTCATCCTTCGGATGGATCGTTAGAGGTGAACTGACCAAAGGCCACCTTCTTCCCGTCGTCGACGATCTGCGTCCCGGCGAGACTTATATTTCGGGAGATTATAAGTCCGCTACTGACAATTTGCACTACCGGGCGGTGCACGCAGTCGTTGAGGTCTTGTGTGAAGCGAAGCACTTGACCGACGAGGAAAGAGATACTCTGATGGCGAGTTTTACTGACCTGAAAAGGGTCAGTATGTCGGGGAAATGTTATCCTATTCTTCAGGGGTCCATGATGGGAAATTTGTGCTCGTTTCCTATCCTCTGCCTGATGAATAAGGCTTGTCATGACATTTCCCGCGACTCCCTCAAAGAAGGGAGACTCGCAGGGGAGAAGGACCGAAAGGTCAGGATCAATGGTGATGATATAGTCACTTGTGGCAGCAACGCCTTCTTTTCTCGGTGGAAAGAAGTGACGCTACATTATGGCTTTATCATTAACGAAGAAAAAACGGGACGAAGTCGTAGATGGCTTGAGCTTAATTCTCGCCAGTACGACACCCGTAAGCACCGCTTTGTGGCCAAGCCAGTGCTGTCTTTTCTTCGTCGATCTGACTCTCCGGGCGACCTACTTTCGGAGGTCGTTAAGGGCGTGGCAACATTGAGACGCGACGTGGTCTGGCACGTACTCAATGTTGTCATGAGACACGAAATCTCGCTGAGAGAGATAAGTGTCTCCACTTTACCGAAATGGATTTGGAACGGTCTCATCAAGAAACGGTGGTTCCGTACTGCGATTTCATCCTCTCCCTGCGAGGTGAAATCAACGGGTGTTGACCGCAGTTACCCGACTGTGGTAGGTCCCGTTCCAAATCCTGCTATCTGGGGCCTCCTAGATAGCCTAGAGGAAAAAATAATCCGCCCTTCTTTCATTCAGAAGTGGCGGGGGGTGAAAGTCCCTCCTCTAGAGAAGTCGATTATTCGCAAATCGAGGCGAGCCCAGCTCGCCCTCCTTGGCGGTTGTGATACCGCATGGCACTACACTCGGTCCTCCCCCGAGTGGGCTTGGCTTTGGCCCAAGGAGCTTCTTTCCTTTGTTCGTTCTGAGCATCCGGAGGAGTTGATGCTCAGCTGCAAAGATGAGTGGTTAGACGAACACCCGCGTCTAACCACGCGCGTATCTCTTGAGAGAAAAGAGATACGTAAGGCGGTTACTTTGCCGTCTTTTTCCACACCACCATGCCTTCTTGCTGGGGTGAATCGCGATGGATTCATTCTCTTTCCCAACGGCTTCGTTTAGTGTGTGGGACGCGTGTACCTTCAGGAGGGAGGCTGAAGGCGAAGGGGAGAGTATGAGGATGACGGGACACAGGAAGAAGGATGATTGTAAGTCCCTCCGGGCGGATCGAACTACTGGACCTGTGAAAGTTGAAAGACGCATTGGGATTAGTACCAAGCGGCCTTCGGGTGCTGCACGAGAAAGACCAGTGCGTTGGAAGGCTTTCTTCCCTACTCATATTTTCTTCTGAGTTGGATAGCCGACCATGGGAAACCTCCATTGTCTGGGACCTGCACCTTCATGCAGGAGTCAACGCTGAGGCGTGGGTGTCCCTGGCCTTCGGG